ACCTCCCAGCCTTCAACTGTATCTAATCTAAAAGACCTCCATGCGTTTTTATCTAACGACCAAACTGGAAATGCCTCCATTGAATTAGATGAGTAGTTGATTTCTGTTTTAACGCCATTTGCTTTAAGCATTTCTGGATTTAGAGTACAAGGCATAACTCTTATATCGCCTGTATCTAATTTTGTAAATGTGACTGTGACTTGCCCTTTTTGTAAAGCCTCGAGCAAATTGGCTTTTTCAGTATTGTTCATAATATATCCTATAATAAATTTGAGGGGACTTTCACCCCTCGTGTATTAACCTTCCGCTGAATCTTCTTCAATAGCTTCGACCTCTGGTACTTGACCTTCTGGTGTTTCACCGTTTTTAGAAGCTGCGTTAAGAAACTTAACTGTTCTGTTTCTTAAACCGCCAACTGCTTCAAGCTCCGGGCCTTCAAATCCACCTCTTTTAGAACAAATATCAATTATTTGTACCATTGTAGCGATGTCTTGTAGACTTAACTGGACGCTTTCTTCAGCTTCAGTTTCAACGTTATTTACTTCTTCTGACATAATTTTCTCCTATGCATAGTTACGAAAATAAGAAGACCCACCCCATGCGGCATCTTCCATTCCTACAATATATTTATACATCGTAGCTTGAGTTTTTCTCAAGAGCGATAAAATAATCCACCGGATAGTTACTGTTAGTCCAGTTAGAGATTAGCTTTGAGCTGATGCTAACAAAGTAATCGCCTGGCAATAACTTCAGGTTAGGAATACTTACCACGAAGTTGAACTCATTTTTACATGAGTTATCTTTATCAAGGTCAATCTCAAATAGGTTTGAAGTTGAGTCTCTTGTATCTAATACAGAGGCTGTTATAACTCCATTGCTACCTGTGATTGCCAATTCAGTGTGACCTAGTACTGCAGCAGCTTTACGAATCTGATTTAGTTTATCTTCTTCGATATTGACTCCTACTTCTGGGTCAGGCATCTGAATGTCTTTTTGAGGAGTGGTAAGTATATCACTTTCTGAAAAGAAATATCTAATCTTTTGACCACTACCTGTTATTAATACTGCTTTGTCTTCAAAGACCAATGTTGGATTATCTATAAGACTTAGCACAGATAAGAATTCGTTTAAATCATAGATTCCAAATTCTTTTGGAAAGTCTTCTACAATAGTTGCTGATGCAAGAATTGTTTTAGACTCTGAGATTGTCTTAAGTTTTTGTCCTGGCTTAAAAACTAAGTTAGGATTAATTGTTGAGAAGTTTTTTAACACGTTCAAGGTGTCATTTGATAGATTCATTATTTTCTCCATAATGTATTATTATACCATGTATTCAAGTAAAAGTACACAGTTATTTTTCATTTGCTTTATCATGCTCGTTTAAAGCAATAATAGCGTAATGTAAAACTTTTTGTAAGTCTTTTCTATGGTCAGAAGGTATACCTTTTTTACCATAGCGTTGAGCGTACTTAAGAATGTTACCTATTGCAAATCCAATTCCATGTCCACAATCTGAGATAAACTCAGTGGATTGAAATCTATTCTTTGAATAGTGACCATCATAAGTTACATCAATATAAGCTTGGAGCTCTTCAATAAGAGCTCCTTCATTAAACTTATAGTTTATTTTATTATTCTTTTTAAACACTTTCATCCTCACTTATTTCAGGGTTGTATTCATCAGCATCTACTTTACTGTATAAATCAAGGAATGCATCTTTTGTATCATCATCAAATCTTGAGATACATAAGTCAATTGCTTTATCTCTTTTTTGAAAGATTGAGAAAGTTTGAACAATGTGGCAAAGCCTTCTTGTTGAAATAACTTCATCAACACCATCATCATAAAATGTTTTTCTGATAATGTCAGCCCAAAGTACAAGCTTTTCTGCAAAGTCTTCATCAACATAGTTGAATTTTTCCATGTGCTTGATTACAATTTTCTTTTCGATACCTACACCAGGAAACTTTTGGTCAACTGATATTGTAAATCTTTCTAAGAAAGCATCATCAATAATTGAAGCTGCGGTAAATCTTCCATCGTCAGAGCCTTTACCTTTTGTATTAGCAGTTGCTATAACATTAAATCCATTAGCAGGCTCAATAACTTCTCCAGTCTTTTTAACCAGAACAGGTTTGCCTTCGAGGATTCCTTGTAAGCACATAATTTTATTTGTAGCTCTATCGATTTCATCCAATAAAAGGATTGCGCCATTTTCCATAGCTTTAAGAACTGGACCTTTTGAGAATACGGTTTCACCATTAATAAGTCTGAATCCACCCAATAAGTCATCTTCATCAGTTTCAGGATTGATTTGAACTCTTATGAATTCTTTGCCGACTTTAGCACAAGCCTGCTCAACCATGAAAGTCTTACCATTGCCAGAAAGACCACTGATGTATGTAGGATAAAACATATCCGATTTGATTATTTTAACGATGTCATGATAAGCACCCCATGCAATGAATGTTGAGTCTGCTTTTGCATATGTTTTTTCATCATTTACGATTGACTGCATTTGTGCAGCATTTGTAGGAATAGAAGCAACAACTGAATTTGATACAGTTGTTTGTCTTACAGGTTCTAATAAAGTAGCAAGGTCATAAGTACCTATTTTTACTCTATTAGTTTTATCTAGTAAAGGATTCCAATCCTTACCAGAATATCCTAGCTCTTTACCAGCATCTACAATAGTGCCAGTTCTGAATTGTGTTTGGTCTGGATATTTAACAGCCAATTCTTTCAGTATAATTTCAGTTGATTTTTTCATAATATAATTCTCCTTATCAATTTATAGTACTATTATACCACAGTTCTCTGTGAATGTACACCCTTTTTGTGAAAATAATTGCACTTTTTTCATTCTGCTACAGCCTTACCAAAGTTAGTTAATAGCGTTTTATTAAGCTTTTTAGATTTACTGAATCTCTTAAAAGCTTGTGTTATTTGTCCTTTTGAAGCATCTTCAGCAGGAGTAAATTCTTCGATATCAGTTTCAAGCTGTTGACCTTTTACAACATATAACTGATTGTAACCTAATACATTAGAAAGTGTTACACATTTCTTTTTGTTATATTCTTTATTAAATGGTTTTACATCTTCAGCATCCATCCAACTGTTATCAATTGCTTCACCAATTTTATTCTTAAATGAATATCTATCATCGGCAATAAAGAATCCTAGTGTTGTAGCATTAAATCGCTTTTTAATATTATCAAGTAATGCTTGAGTTCCACCTTTTCTAGAGTCTGGCATTTCTACATTTCTACCCATAATATTGACATACATTTTTCTATGATAAGTATATCTATCACCAATATCCGTTCTTTTGATATTTTCGTTATGTGTTTTTACTAATGTACTTCCGTTTGTATCACCATCTGATATAACAACAACATTCATGTTTTCAACATTATTTGTCTTTTTAAATGTATCGATAAGTGTATGAGAAGCTACTAATGCTTCGTTTAATGGTGTTGAACCATAGTCTTCATTTGGTGATATGATATATCTTTCAGTATAATTATTTGCTTTTGCTAATGAATATCTTAGATACATGTGACATATTGCTTTTTCGAATTCTGCTTTTTTTAGTTTTGAAGTAACTAGTTGTGGCATTGATAATCTTTGATGATATAATTCACCATCAATTTGTGTTGAAGTATCAAAACCATCGTCATTAGACCAGCTGCTTCCACCTAGTTCTTTATTACAAGAGGTAAAGGCATATACTTCAAAAGGTATATTTACTGCTTTACAGAACATAACTAAGTGAATTAATTGGTCCATTACATTACCCATAACTTGAGACATAGAACCTGAGAAATCAATTATCATTATCATTCCATGATTTTTAGCATCTGCTAGTTGAGTAACTCTTGAAAAGATATCATCATTTGTTTTGTATGACCATACTTTATTGACATCAATTGAACCTGTTTTTGCAGTTTGAGACCTTGAATATCTGTAAGCAGCTTTTCTCATTTCAAACTCTTTTACAGCAAAGTTAACATCTTTCTTTACAGCTTTTATATATGCTTTATAATCTGCCATGACAACATCTACATCTTCTTGTGCATATACTGGCATATTACTTATAACTCTATCTCTTTCTTTTGAAAGAGTTTTAAATGGTATCACTATTTTGCTTTGTGTATCTTTACTAAATCCATTGCCAAGTAATGTTTGAGTGCCATCTTTTTTTATATCAAGTAATTCATCTTCTTTATTTCTGAAGTTTTCATCTGATTGAGAAACATCTTCATCTTGTGGCATAGCTGCATCTGGTGCACCTGGTCCGGCACCGCCAGCTTCTTTACTACCTTCATTAGAATCTTTTGGTTGTTCTTTCTTTTCTTGTTTCTTTTCTTCTGATTCTGCATCATCATGACCTGGTGAAGATTCTGTTTGCTCTTGTTCAGTTTCTTCTGATTGATTATCCTCTTCTTCAGGTTCAGGAGCAGGAGGTGGCGTAAGTAACTCTTCTTGATTTTCTTTTGTGTAAGCTAAAACATCTCTTACAAGTTGTAATACTTCATCAAACGTTTCAGTTTTCATAGCTCTATCATAGAATACGATTTCTTCATCGTTAAAAGGTACATCTAAATGAGCACCTACTTTTGCTTTTAGATTTATTTTATCGATAAGCTTTACGTTGTCCCAATCCATATCATGGAATTCTTTACCAAAGAAACCATCATCGAATAGTTTTTTGTAACCTCTTGCCATTGGAGATATAAGACCAACATAAGCATCTTTGATATGTCTTTCAATTCTAGCATCTTCAATAACATTTATATAAGTACGTGGACAACCTTCTAGTTTTTCAGGACTATCATGCCAACCTTCGAAAGGTGTAAATAAAGCATGACCAACCTCATGACCTATTAATAAATCAGAAACATCTTTACCCATATCTTTCCACATAGGTAGACCAAGGATTCTATCCTTAATGTCAAACCATGCGGTAGAATAATTACCATATTGCACGGTAATATTCTCTTTTGCAAGTAATTTAGCTAGTGTTGATTTATGTTTAATCATAGGGTTCCTTATCAATGTATGGTTATATTATACACTAGTGCAACGTAAATGTACACCCTTTTTGTGAAAATAATGAAATTGTAACACGATTGTAACATTCCTGTAACATTCCTGTAACAATTGAAATGGTGGAGCTAGAGGGAATCGAACCCACGACCTACTGATTGCAAACCAGTCGCTCTCCCAACTGAGCTATAGCCCCATCGCTATTTGATTTTAGAGAAGTTCTTTTCTTTAAAGAATTCAATCTTACTTCTAAACTTATTCTCTAATACATCGCCTTTGTGTGATATGATAAACACATTGCTTCCATCATCCAATGTATCTAATATCTTTGTCAGATTATCAACACCATCTAAATCCAGACTTGAATCAAATGTTTCATCGAGTATTAATAGATTAGAAGCAGCACTGTTTTTCATTTTAGCTATTTGTCTCCAGGTGAAAAGAAGAGATAAATCGATTCTTTGTTTCTCACCTTCAGAGAATGAAGCATAGTTAAATGAATCACGATGTCTTGACCTTATTGTTTCATTGAAGTTTTCGTCTAAATGAAATGATACAAAGAAATCAAGTATTTGTAAATATTGATTAATTAACCTATTCATCACTGGTAAGTATTGCTTAATGACTTTAGTTTTGATACCAGTATCTTTAAGCATTTCACCTATGACTTCATTGTAGGTTCTTTCTTCTACATATTCTAATTTCTTTTCAGTAGATGTATCTTTACTTTTTCTTAGACTGTTTAACTCTTTCTTTGCTTTAGATACATCACCTGTTTGACCTTGTAAACCATTTATTTCTTTTTGTATCTTATCTACTTCTTTTTGCAGTAAAGCAATAGCATCATTATTTGAATTAATCTTTTGTTGCTTTTGTCTTAGTTTATTTAGACTATTAGATACATCTTGTTGTTCAGTTCTTAATTCAGAAATATTCTTAGATAAATCTTCTTTTGCAGTTTGTATTTCTTTTGCTTTATTCTTTATATAAGTAATCTTTTCTTCTTTCTTTTCTTCACCAATTTCTTGGTCACATGTAGGACATTGGTCATTCTCTTCATAAAATCTACTTTCATCTACTAGACCTTTTATCTTATCATTGAATTGCATATCATAGGAATCAAGCTGTGACATTTTCTTTACGATATCATTACTATGCTTTTCTTCGGTTGATATTGAAGCCGATAAATTCTTACCAAGCTTTTTACTTTCTTCAAATAGTTTATTAATTTCTTCTTTATGTACATCAATTGAATCTCTTTTCTTTTCAATCTGGTCATCATTGAGTTCTTGTAAATCTTTAATATATTTACTTTGTGCATCAATCTTTGTTTTAAAGATTTCTATTTGATGATTAATATCAGTTAACTCATCTTTAATTTTAGAGTTTCTTTCTTTTAATAAAGTATTCATCTTAGAAAAGATATTAATATCTAATAAGTCTTCGATGATATTTCTTCTTGACCAAACTGGCAATTGCATGAATGGTATAAAAGAAGATGAACCAAGTACAACTACCTGGTGAAATGACTTATGATTTAACTTAAGAATGTTTTGTTCTAGAAACTTTTGATAGTCTCTTGCATTCGAAGCCTGGTTGATAAGATTACCATTTTGATAAATTTCAAATTTGCCTGGCTTTATACCTCTTACAATTTTAAAGTCATGACTTCCTATCTTCATTTTAACCGTAACTAATGTACCTTTTTTATTGATACTATTAATCATTTGGTCTTTCTTAATATCTCTGTGGGGTTTACCAAAGAGTGCAAAAGATAGAG